ACAACTTTTGAAAAAATCACAAAGTAATGAGCACTTTTTGATTTCGTAAGACGATAAAATAATCTAAATGTTTAGTGAGTTGAAAATTTTTTGTATTATAAAAAAGTGAATTTAAGGTAAATTAACTATATACCGTCTGAGAGTTTTAGCAAGCAAACCTTGCGATAGAAATGCTTGAGGACTTGGGGGCGCGGGGGTTCGTGTTCGGCTTATTACTATAAACAATAAAAAAGTAAGAAAAACTAAAAAAAATATCTTTTAAAAATGCTTTATAAGAGGTTTTTATTTTGTTTTGATAGTTATATCCATTGGAATGCTAAAACTTAATGGCGCTCAATATCTTTAAATATCCTGTGATAATCTTTAAAAACTGCTCTGTGCCGTCGTAAAGTCTTACTTGTGATAATTTTTATTATGTTAACTTAATTTTTAAAAACCCCTAAATACTATACAAATCTGCGTGCTGCATATTTTTTTAGTTTTCCTTACTTTTATTTTTATTTTATTTATTTGTTAGTTTGTCTAACCTTTTTTTTGATTTTGCTAATGGGGAGGGGAGGGGGGGGAAGCGGGCTGACGCTCTCTATATCAAAAAGCACACTCACAACCCAGAAAAAAATAAACAAAAAAACATAAGACTTGAAAAAGTGGTAATAATTTATATAATATGGTAGTGTTGGAATAAAAATAGGAGCAACAGAATGGAAGAGAAAGAGGAAGAAGTGATAGAGGTAGGTGCTGATGGACTGGAGGGTAAAGAGGGCAAGGGGATAAGTATCTTTACGCCAAGTGGGTTAGCGGTGCGTCAGGAGGAGGAGCGGAAGGCGGAGTTAGCGGCAATGCTGAAGGGGGTAAAGGCACATAAGGCGTATGTGCGGAAGATGATATATGAGGGAATGGGAGGGTGGAGGGGGATAATGACTGACTTAATGCGCAAGGATAATGAGCAAATAAGGCTAAATTGGGCATTACGCGAGTTTTCCACCTTAAGTGAGGACAAGGGTGCGGCAAACATACAAACGAACATACAAGTGAATATAGAAGACTTTAAGAAGAAGGCATTATCAGAGATGGGGATAAAGGAAGATGAACAGGGGTAATGTACTAAACTACGGTTATTTGAAGGATATACATTTAGCGGATAAATTCTGCCAAAAGGTGTTGACTAGCGGGGATAATGGGTTAATAGCGCAGTATGGAAGGGAAAATTTATATTTTTTTATACGGTATATATTGGGAAGGAAGGATATAAACCATCAATGGTTGTATGAACGGTGCTGTGAGGTAGGGAAAAAGCCAGACTGGTGTATAGATATATGGCCGAGAGAGCATTGTAAGAGTAGTATAATAACGTGGGCGAAGACAATACAGGATATAGCGATAAACCCTGAGGAAACGATATGCTTATTTTCATCTACAAGGGCCAATGCGAAGAAGTTTTTAAGACAGATAATGAACACTTTAGAGCAAAATAAGACATTAAGTGCATTATATCCCGAAATATTTTACCAAAATCCTGAAAAAGAGGCACAAAAATGGTCGGAAAATGACGGGATAACAGTAAAGCGTGAAAGTTATGTCAAGGAAGGGACAATAGAGGCGTGGGGTTTGGATAGCTTACCAACAGGCAGCCACTATAGTATGCTCATTTTTGACGATGTTGTAGACGCACAAAACGTAACGACAGCGGAACAAAAAAGTAAGATAGAGGAAAACTTTGCATTAGCACTAAACTTAACAAGTAGAGGGTATAAGGTAAGAGTAATAGGCACAAGATACGCATATGATGATTATTACGCCAAATTGCTCGTTAATAAGCTTTTTACGCCAAGGGTATATACCGCTACCGATAACGGGAAAATAGACGGAAATCCAGTATTCTTGACAAAGGAAGACTTGGATAAAAGAAGGGCGGCAATGAATAATGACTATGTCTTCTCTTGCCAAATGCTGCAAAACCCACTAGCTTTATCTACTCAAACATTTAATAAAGATTGGATAAAATATTATGAAAAAGTGCCTGAAGGGAAAAATTTAAGGATATACATAAGCGCAGACCCCGCAAACTCACGGAGAAAAGGGGCAGATTATACTGTATACTGGGTCATAGCAGCTTGCGAAAATGGAAATATATACATTCTTGACGGGGTAAAGGATAGAATATCACTAACAGATAGGGGAAATAAGATATTAGCCCTCTATAAGAAGTATAACCCAATATTGATAGGCTATGAACAGTATGGTATGCAAGCAGATATATCTTACCTAAGAGAAATATTCGCACAGGAAAATTTAACGCCTAATATAGTTGAAATAAACTCAAAAGTGAAAAAAGAAGATAGAATAAGACAACTTATTCCGCTCTTCCAAGCGGGAAAAATATACTTTCCTAAAAGTTTAGTGTATGTAAATAGTGAACAAAAATATACTGATATAGTAGATGAGTTTTTATATGAATATGAATACTTCCCTGCTATATCTCACGACGATATGCTAGATAGCTTAGCGCATATATGTAATGAAAAATTTAACTTCTCTTTCCCACCTAAAAATAACTTTGTAAAGGAAAAATATTACGATGTGAATTTTGATTTATAATTGTTATTTGACAAGAGAGGAAAAAAGAATAAAAATATAAGCAAGAGGTGTGTTATGTGTACAGGTTTAGAAGCAGCAGCAATAATAGCAGTTGTAGGTGGCTTAGGAGCGTCAACTTATTCCGCCATTGAGCAAAATAAGTTGGCAAAGGACGCTGCGGCTGAACAAAAAAAGATAGCAGATGAAACGAAGGCAGCTGCGGAAAAGACGGGTGTCCAACAGACCAGCATAACAGGCGGGGAAGTATCGCAGGAAGAAAAAATAAGAAGGGGAATAGCGCAAAATTTAAAGGCAAGAGGCGTTTTAACCTCCACAGCAGCTACTCAAACGGTTGCGGGACAACCAGTAAAGACAACTTTAGGATAATATATGAACTTTGAACAGGTACAAAAATATTCGGAAAACTTAATGTCATATATGAATACATATAAGACAGAATGGCAGACTATCTCAGAGTTTATTTGTCCGCATAGGGGAAGATTTGACAACAGTTCCCCTAAATTCAGAGCAACTAACTATAAGAAATTTATCAATAGTACAGCCGCAATAGCACTAAATACACTCACAGCAGGCCTGTTAACAGGCGTTGCCGCACCAAATAGGAACTGGTTCTTCCCAGTTAAGAGAGCGGGCAAGGCCGCAGGTGCTAAGACGCTAACAAAAGGCGATTTATGGCTTGAAGAACATCAGGAAACAATACTCCAAGGCTGCGCTTTATCTAATTTCTACTCCAGTTTAAAGGAAATGTACGAGGAAGGGGCAGTCTTTGGCCCCTCTTTAGCTGTTATTTACCCCGATAATGAAAGCATATTTAGGATTGAAACGCTTACGGTTGGTACTTATGCCGTAGCTTTGGACGCAAGAGGACACGCCGCAGCAGCTACCCACTTCATTTACAAGACAGTAGGCGATATTATAGCGGAATATGATGAAAAATTTATACCGAAAAAGATAAAAGACGAATTTAAGAACGGGGCAATAGATAAAAGCTATAAGATTTGGCATATGATACTGCCTGAAAAACAGTATGAAAATGGGAAAGGCGAGGATTTTATCGGTATCTTTTGGATAGATGGTGAAAAGAGTTATTTAAGCCTTGAGAAATTCCCCTATAATCCGTTATTATACTACCGCTGGGCTAAGACAGAATCATCTGATTTGTTCGGATATGGAATAGGAAAACAAATATTGGGTGATATTAAGGCATTGGCTAAATTGGAAGAAGATAAATATTTAGGTGTTGATTTAATTACCTTTAGACCCGTACAGTATAACTCTGCAAGGGTACAGGGAAAAATGAATTTAAACCCGAAAGGTCAAACAGAATTTATAGGCGACACCCCTGCAATAGTCCCAATAGATGTAGCTAGCCCGCAATTAAACGAATTATCAAACTTAGTATCGCAAATTGAGGGTAGAATATACAAGAGTTTTTACTATGACATTTTCTTAGCAATGCTATCAAGTACCCGTGAAAAGACGGCAAGAGAAGTAGATAGTATGGAAGCGGAAAAGATATTAATGATAGGGCCTATGTATGAGAACATTAAGTATGACTTATTGTTACCATTCTTACGCGCCGCAACAAAGATAGCAATATCTGGCGGATTTTTATCTAAACCGCCTGCCGAACTGAAAAACTTGCTTAATGTGGATTTTGACACAACCGTAGCGCAGGTGCAAAAGAGCCGTACGGTAGATAATACGGACGCCTTCTTCGTTCGCTTAACAACCCTTGCCCAAGCTGGCAAACCAGCGGTAATGGATTGGATAAACGAAGATAATTATGTGTTGGATTTAAGAGAAAAATTATCAGTACAGCCGTCTTTGCTTAAGCAGAGTTCCGAGGTATCTACTCTCAGAGAGGCACAAGCCGCACAACAGTCAGCGCAAGCGCAGGCCGCCAGTTTACAACAGATGGTCGCCACAGCGAAAGAAGCAAGCGCGATAGACCCTGAAAAATTATCGGAGTTAGGCGTATGAGAGAACAATATATAAACGAAGCTATAAACGAAGAGATAAAAAAACAACTTGATTTAAAGATAAGGGAAGATGTAAGCAGCTTATTGAAGGATTCCCGTTTTCGTAGATTTTATAGTTACTTTATGTCTTTAAGACAAGCGGAGAATGCAGTTCCGAGGGACGCAACAGGGACATATTATAATTTAGGTCAGGATAGCATTATTCGCATTTTTGATGATTTTGTTAGTTCTTCCAGCAGGGAAAATAAAAACCTTGCGGAAGACGAGTTTAAGGCCCTTATTACATCTTTTAAGATAATAGGGAAGAAAAACGTAGAAGAAAGAGGATAAAATGGCAAACGAAAACCAAACAACCACAGAAACAACCACAGAGCCTGTGGTAACACAAACCATAACCCCGCCTGCTGAAACAGTTACTACTGCCCCGCAGACGCAAACACAGCCGATTACTGCCCCCATAGAGAAAGCAAAAGAAACAACAGATTTAGGGGACAAAACAAACGGCCCTAAAGCGGAAATGCAATTATCCGACTTGTCCTTTCCCGCAGATGTTACATTGCCAGATACTTTTAAACAAGAATATCTTGCATTTGCTAAATCCAGCGGATTAAGTAAAGAACAGGTCAATAGTTTAATTTCCAGAGATGTTAAAATACTGGGTGAAGCAAAGACAAACTATGCCCAATCCAGTAAGGCAGAATATGATAGACAAATATCAGAATGGAAAAATGAGGCAAAAACTCATTTTTCAGATAACTATGAGCCGTTAATAAGCGGCTTAAAGGCTTCTGCCGAAAAAGCAGGGAAGAAAGGATATGAATTATTAGTGGCTTCAGGATTATCGGAAAATAAAGAAGTATTAGAATACTTATCAGGCTTACAGAGTGAAATTCCGATAACAAAGGGAGCGCCTAAGAGTTCTTTGTCCCCCGCAGGGGAAGAAATGACCCTGACGAAGTTATTTACTAAAAAATAGGAGAAAATAAAATGTCTGGATTCAACTTATATGATTATTCAAAAGCATTTTTTTCCGATGGTGCGCCTGTACCAGTATCTAAGGTATTGGTAAAGGCCTCCCCCATTTTTGCGACTGCAATCGTTGTAGAAGGCAACCGCGATAACGGACACGAATATGCTATTCAGAACGGATTGCCCTCTGGTGCTTTCCGCAAAGCCTATGAAGGTGTAGTTCCTTCCAAAGGCTCAACAACCCTCGTCCACGAAAAGTATGCGAGATATTCTACTGCCTCTGTGGTAGACGTTGCCGTAGCTGAAAAAGGCGGTAATGTTGCTCAGATTAAGGCCGATATGCTTGCGGACAAGATGGAAGTAACCGCGCAGGATATGGAAAAAGAAATCATTTATGGTAATGATAACTTTCTCGGTCTTGCTGGTAGATTTTCCAAAATTGCAACAAAAGGCGCGGGCGCACAGATTGTAAACGCAGGGGGTTCTACCGCAAACAAACAAACCTCGGCCTATATCGTACATTGGGAAGAAAGAAAATGCTTCTTATTCTTTCCCAAAGGTATGAAGGCTGGTATACAGGTTTATGAGTTTGGTGGTGGCGACCCCGTAGACGCTTTGGACAGCAATGGTGGTACATATCCCGCTTACAAAACCCAATGCGAAATCTCTATCGGTCTTGGTATTCAGGACTTTAGATATGCGGCTCGCGTTGCTAACATTGAAGTAAGCACGACTGATACTGACGCTGAGAAAAAAGCTGTATTAATGGCTATTAAGCGTGGTATTGGTAAGATAAAATCCCTTCAGGGCGGAAAAACCGTGGTTTATGTCAGCAGAAATCTGTTTGACATTATAACGGACGCTTTGGGTGATAGACCTACCGTCATCGTCAATCAGGGCGGCTCTAACAATGTTACGGGCAACTCTGACCACCCCGATGTGGGTACAAACATTAACGGTATTCCCGTTATGATTTCCGACGCTATCGTTGAAACCGAAGCTGTCGTTTCCTAAGGAGAATAAAAATGTTAGATAATACATTATTGTTTTTAGATGACAACGCCGCAGCGGCGGGCGATAGTTCTGTTTTGGAACTTAGAGGTGCTGACAGAGGCACTATGGACATTGTTTTTAAAGCAGGGTCTGTAACGCCTACTGGCTCGGTAGTCGCTGATGTAAAAACCTCAGCAGATGGCACAACTTATACGACAATCGGTGTTGTGTCTGCCTCGGCTGCTGAAATAATTGCTGGTAAAAAGGTAAAATTGCCTTATGGTAATTCCGTTTACACCAAACTTACTGTAACGACTGCTCTTACGAGTGGTAAAGTTACTGTTGGCTTGGAAGATGTCGGCTCCGCCGATACCTTTGCGGCAGCAATGGCAACTCTGTAATACTTACTTGTTTAAGAAAAGGGGCGGGCAACCGCCCCTTTAAGGATTTTTAAAATGCAAACTTCAAAAATAAATATATGTAACAAAGCACTTAGTTTATTGGGTATAACGAGGTTTATTTCTGCTTTGACTGAATTTTCAGAAGAAGCTAAGATTTGTAATTTATTTTATGCAGATAGTGTCCGTAAATGTCTTTGTATGTACGATTGGAAGTTTGCAAGGGTAGACCGTGCGTTACAGTTAATTGAAGTTGATGAGGCGTATAAGTTGCCTAACTACAGTTATTATTATGTATATCCATTTGATTGTTTAAAAGAAAGGCTTTTACATTCTGAGGGTGTAGAAAAAGGTCAAGAGATAAAATATTTATATATTCCTGAGCAGAATTTAAAAGTAATAATGAGCAATGAAGCGGATTTATGGTTAAGATATACGGTAGATTTACAAGATGAAACGCAATTTCCGCCTCTTTTTGAGAATTTAGTATACAAGCAATTAGCTTTAGATATGACCTCATCTTTGAGGTTAGATATGCCTACCTATCAGCGTGTGGAGATAGAGGCAAGCCGAGCGATAGCAGACGCAAAGAATGGGGAAGGGGCAGATGTAATAAGCTATAATGACGCAGAAAGCACAACCTTGGCGGTGAGATAAATGGCAGATAACTTACAGGTAAATTTTAGTGGTGGGGAAATATCTGAGGCTTTAACATATCGTCCAGATGTGGATAGCTTTTACAGTTCGCTTAAAAAGGCTAGAAACGGGTATATAAAGACCACAGGCGGGTTTTTTAAGCGTACGGGTACCCGCAATATAGCCTCTTCACAAAAATCAATCTTATACACTTTTCAGTACTCTAAAGGGGAATACTATGTTTTAGAGTTTTCCAATTATAAGGTAAGATTTTATACAAAAAATGGATTGATGTTAAATGCAGGTGGAACAGCCCCGTATGAGTTAATATCCCCCTATGGCGAAGATGTTTTGGAAAAGTTGGTATTTTCCAAAATAGGCGATGTTATATATATAGCGAGTGGTGGTGTTCCTATGACATTAACTCGTTATGGTAATTTAGATTGGCAGTTTATGCCGTATAAAAATAAGGGTGGCCCGTTTAACTCTGTTTCATTTAAGGGTGCTTATTCCTTTGTTACAGATACCGCTGTTACTCCCAACATAACAACGGTTTATTTGAGTTCATCTGACTATAAGTTTACAGACCAAGATAGCAGTAGAGTGTTTGGCTTAAAGACGAGTATAAACTCTCAGGTCATAAGCGGACAGGCTTCAAACGCAACAACTGCAAGTAATTTTAAGAATACTGTTATTTTTTGTTCTGGTGCTTTTGGGTTAAAGACCACGGGGACTTGGAGCGGAAAACTCAAGATAGAAGTATCTGAAGACAAGCAGGTTTGGAGTGTATATAAAATTCTTTCGTCGGTTGACGGAAACGCTAACTACGACTATACAGGCACATTAGAAGGTACGCCTCGCTTTATGCGCGTCAACTGCGATGAAATAACAGAATACGGCACTTATATAGATTTAACAACAGATATGGCAGATATTTGGATATATGCTTCTGTTGTGAGTATTGTTACAGAAAATAAGGCTGTGGTAAATTTACAAGACTATAGTTTTGAGATAATTAACTATTTAAATCAATCTGCGGCCCTTACTCCTTATACACTTCCTGTCTTAACAAGCGATACAAGCGACCCTGATGTAACTATAGTAACCAACGGTACGCTTACAGATGGCTGGAAGGCAATGGACGGTAACGATACCACTTATGCCACTCTTGCAGTAGATGGGCAAAACAATGGAAGAAATATACAGTTTTATTTTAATTATAAGGTTCAAGCCACAGGTTTAACTGTTCATTATAGTATGCCTCAGACTGCTAATCCTTATGCCACTCGGTCAATAAAAGATGGGTTATCTATTTTGGTAAATGGAACTTGGCAGTATTTAGGACATTTTCATAATTGGCTTGATACTAATAATGCTTTTTCCTATGACGGTTATGCCTCTTTTGGTGGTACTAAAGAGATAGAAGGAATAATGTTCTCAATGGAGTGCGAAAATATTAGTAGTTCTTGTTATATAAAAAGTTTTGATTTGGAAAATGCTTTTAATCGCATTACAGTAACGGCGGGCGAAAGCGATTTATACGTTCCGCTATGGACAAATGATAGTCAGCCTACAGCTGTGAAGTCCTATCAAGACAGACTTTTTTGGTTTAATAAGGATTACTATTCTTGGACACAGACAGGAAAATATGATGACTTTTCCACTAGTTTACCATTAGTAAAGAGTGATGGCGGGTCTTCAAGATTAGTAGACGAAACGTTAGAGGATATACAGAGTTCAATAGTAAACGATGGGTTAATAGTTTTTACAACCTCCTCGGCGTTTAAGAATACGGGCGTATTTAGCGCAACGGATAATTACATTTTAAGTAAAAAGTCAAATATAGGTGGTACGCCAACAAGTCCTGTCTGTTTCTTTGACCGTGTAATATATTCTAGCGGTTTAGGTAATGAAGTTCGTGATTTTGTGTATAATTTTGATACAGAGAGTTACGGCGGTATACCGCTTACTATAAGAACGAACGATATATTTGAGAAGTTAACGGTAAAGCGTCTTGGTGTTCGTCGTGGCGGGGATAACTTCCTTTTCGCCCTTATGAGCGATGGGACATTCCGTATATTAAACTACATACCCAATGAGAATATAAGAGGTTGGACATATTGCGATACCTTGGGTACGGTGGAAGATTTTGCAATAGCGACAAATGACGAAAATAAAGATGTTGTCTATTTCTTAGTAAAAAGAAAAATAGGCGGTGTGGATAAGTATTTTGTTGAAGTATTAGAGGAAAATACGGAAGATGTTGTTTCGCAGTTCTTCGTTGATTGCGGTATAAAGGTAACGTCTGAAACAAAGTTTAATAGCGTTTCCTATCCCGAACTTGCCAACGCTACGGGGCTAGTCGCCCTCTGCGATGGCGGTGTGGTTAAGAACTTAAGCGCAAATAGTGAAGGGCTTATTTCCCTAGGTGTTGAGTGCAATACAGCCATAGTTGGCTTTCCTTTCACTTATAAAATGCAGACCTTGCCTCTTAATTTAAGAGAAGGCTTTAAGGCTTTGAAGGGCGTGATAAAAGCGTCAATTATTTTCCTTAAATCTAGAGGCGGCCTTGTAGGACAAGAGAATTGCGACAAATATGAGTTTATACAAAACAGGCAGTCAAATTTAGGCTCTTATTTACCTTTACAGAGCGGGGTTTATATCTTAACAATTAATCGTGTTTTTAGAGAGTTGGTTTCTATAGAGGTTATTCATTCCGACCCCTTGCCTTGTAACATATCAGGTATAGATATAGAGTTTGGAGGTAATTAATGTTTACTGTAAGAGAGGCAAACAGTTCAGATTTTCCTTCTTTTTATAAGGTTTTACAAGATATAGATAAAAGGAAAATAGAGGGTTTTGGATTAAATCCTGAGGAAATAATATACAAGAAGTGTTGCTCGGGAAATATATTAATATCAGAAGAAGAGCCTGTTATTTTGTTCGGTATAGATAAGGCAAATATTGCTGACTTAGGTTTTTTGTTTTTATACAATACTATTTATTTGCAAAAGCATATAAAAAAAGCTATAAAAGTAATGAAGAGTTTTATAGAGCGTGAGTTAGACGGTAAATATTGTGTAATAGCTTGTTATATAGATTTAAAGAATGTTTCTATGTCCCGTCTAGTGAAGATATTAGGGGGGGAAATAAAAGAAGATTTTATATATAACACAAGACAGGAAAAGTTAAATTTAGTTTTATTTGAATGGAAAAACATAAATGGCAAACACAACAAACACAACTCCGAAGACGGGGCTAAGTAATTCGTTAAAAGGTGCGCTTTGGGCAGAACTTGCGGGCAGCCTTGTAACGGGTTTAACAGGTTTTGCAACCGCAAAGGCTGAGCGTAGGTATAGTCGTGCTGTTGCAGATACAATGAGGGCCAACGCTGAGATTGTAAAGAAAAGAGCGGAGGCCCAGCGTTTGTATAATATAGGTTCAGCCGTTGAGGCTATCAACACCGTAACCGATAACAGCAACAGACTGGAGGCAGAGCAGATTACCGCTATTGCCGCCAACCAAGGCGATATAGGTTCATTCCAAAGCCAACAAATAACACAAGAAACACAACGCCTAGAGTTAGCCGACATTCAAGCGATACGCTCTGATTTAGCTAAACAAAATTTTGAGATTAAGAAGGAAGCCGATATAAACGTTATAGATTTATTGGGCAAGGCTTCTATGGCAGACTTACAGGCCGACAGCGCAACGGCAAAGGCTTGGGGGCAGTTCGGTAGTTCCTTACTATCAACAGGCGTAGACGTTGTAGCAAAGCGTGAATTATATTCTTTAAAAATGGATAAATAAAATGGAGACAATTCCTGAAGCAAGAAGACAAGTAGAAGGTAGCAATATCCGTGCGGCGGGTGGAAGCGTAGATGTTTCTCCGCAAGGGGCCGCCTTAATAGGCTCCGCAAGCGAGGCAACTCAAAAAGCGACCTCTGCCATTGGACAGATAGCAGATGTTTACTTCCAAATACAAGAGAAAAAAGATTACGCTATAAAACAAAACTTTACAGCCGAAGCCCAGCAAATGGCGTATGAATACAACAAAACAATATCAGCGGCAAATAATCCTGAAGATATTGTTGGTAAGGACGGGAAAAGCGGCTACTATGGCGAGTTTAAAGCAGAATTGGCCAGAGTGGCGGCAGAGAAATTACCCCAACACTTGCTTGATAGTTGGAATAATAATGAAGGGAAAAGTTTACTTAAAGAGGTAGATTTTAATACTACTTTTACTAAGACTGAAAAAGATTTAGTTTACGCACAGGAACAAAGTCAAGAGGCTATATTAAGGTATGCTAATTTAGCATATGCAAATCCGAGCAGCAGAGATGTTTACGAGGAGCAGGTAAAGACTTATTTAACTTCTCTTACTGAGGTAAACAATAAGACGGGAAAGAGTATTTTATCGCCTAAAGATGTTGCAGAAGGTTTACAACAGTTTAATTTTTGGATAGACAGAACAAGTTTAGATGAACTTGTGTCTACAAATCCATATCAAGCAATGAAGGACGCAAAAAATCCGAACAAATATAAATCATTAAATCCAGTACAAAGGCAGTCTTTTTATGACGCAGCTGAGAATACAGTTGCGAAACAAAAGGTAGCGGGAACTGATGACGTATCGGAAATGCTAAAGATGAGGTGGATAGGGCTTAAGCAGGGGAATAATTTAGTCTTATCTGCAATACAAAAAAGTAATCCAAAATTAAATTATTCACAGGTTGTGCAGGCGGGAGTTAAAAAGGCTGATGATATGCAACTCTTAGCGAAGAGGGATTTGTTGGGTTTTGCTCAAGAGATGAGTAAGGAGTTGGGCGTTCCCGTTTCTTTCGCCTCGGCTAAGTCATTCTTGGACTATGCCGATACAGCAAGCAATAAGGGTACAGCATTCGCTGACGCAGGGTTAAACGTATGGACAAGCTACCAAAGCGGAATATCAGATAGTTTTTCAACAGCAGTAAAGAAAGATGGTGGTATTGTTTTAAAAACAGCACTTTCCGATGGCGGAGTTCTTGCTGATAAGACAAAGGTTTTTAAATATTTTCAAGAAACAAAGGGGCAAGATACCTCTACATTGTTGTCTGCCTTGGCAAATACTCAAAAGAATATGGGAAATGTTACCTTAATGTCCCAAAAAGGGGATAGCCTTATAAGAAATAAAAGTACCCTAACAGGCGTTTTGGTGGAAAATTTAAGAACAAATAAAATAAAAATGGGTGATAAAGATACCTCTTTAGGTGTTATTAATGAATACGCTAAAACCTTATATGACAAAAATGCTATTCTGTTAGGGCCACAAAACGCAGAAAGAAAAGCAACGGCTTATTATGAAGCTATTGGGTCTTTCATAGCGGAAGGGAACATATCCTTAGAAGGAACTGATGAAAACACACAAAAAATAGCGAAACTCTTTGCAGAAAACGCTTTTGTGTTAGCCCAAACAGGCGGCAAGCAAGGCGTTAGATATTTTATAGACGACACGGGAACCTATCAGGCTCGCTCTTTAGCGGAAATGCAAGAGGTCTTGCAGAAAAGCCAAAAAGATAAGGAAGCCCAAAAAAGCATAATGGCACAAAACAAGCGTGCTTTAGACACTCAATTTTTAGATACAGGTAAAATATGAAACAATCATCTGGCTTAACTTCAATAGAAGACAAGAATTTAGAAGATGGAAAACCATATCGTGAAGTGCAGATACCCGATATAGAGCAACCTGTATATACCAATCTTACAGAGTATGACCCGATAAGAAAACAAGCGGCTCTCACCATAAATGGCAATAGCAGCGAGTATTTTTTTGGCAATAATGTTTATCTTCCTCGCCCTACGGCTAAGAAGAATGGTGTTTTAAC